GTACTTTCAAATAATAGTTATACAGTTGGTGGTGCATATCAATCAGGCGATGGTCGTTATATAAATACAGGTTATTCAACTGCATATATTCAAAACAATATCGGTGAACATCAATGGCTTAGAGCGGCATCAGGTTCAGCAAATGCTACAGTAACTTTTACCCAAGCAATGACACTAGATGCTAGTGGTAATTTATTAATAGGTACTACTGCAAATACTAATAGTGCAAAATTAAAATCTAAAGTTTCTGCTGGTGCAGTTGGCTTTGAAGTTACAGATGAATCCTCATCTGATTTTGTTATTATTCCTGCGGTATCTGCAAGTGTTTGTAAGATTGGCCCAACAGCAGGAGCATTGGCAATTCAAACTGCTGGCACAGAACGGATGCGTATAGACACTAGTGGTAATGTAGGTATAGGTACTACTAGTCCAAGTTATCCTTTAGATGTAAGTGGTTCTACCCGTGTTAATGTTGGAAGTTCTATTAATGCTAATGGTCTTTTAATTCAAGGTAGTGGTCAAGGGCAAGTGCTTTTGTCTGTGCAAGATAGCGGGACTAGTTTGTATCAACAAGTTTCTTTTAATTACTGCAAACAAGGTGGACCAAACTACCCATTATTTGAGGTAATACCTTACAACAATCAACCACTATTAACTTGGGGCGGAACACTTGGGGGTTATGCAGGTGTCCTTAATCTTAATAATCCGTTTTCAGGCTACCCAATAACTTTTTCTGTTGGTACTTCAGAAAAGATGCGAATAGACTCTAGTGGTAATTTATTAGTGGGTACTACGACAACCGTATCTGGCTCAAACCATATTGTTGTTGGTTCAAACTCAATCCAAGGCTTCAAAACAGACTTTACCAATTTAGGAACAACTCCACAATCTTTTGGATTCTCAGCCACAAATGCTGGCGTATATGTTTGCAATATGAAATCTATTGGCGGAGCGTCAGTAGCGTTTTTAATTAGCGTTGTGTTTAACAACTCATCAATTGACATGTATACAACAACCCTTGGAAACTGTACCGCAGGTGGAAACACTGGAACAATAACAGGAATCACTGGTGATGCAAGAATTTATACATTTACCCGCAATGGCGGCACTGGACTATTTGAAGTCACAGCATCTACAACAGCAACAGGCACAACAACATTTTATATGACACCGTTAAATGTGTATGCTTAATCTTTAATCACTGAAAGGAAATCATCATGTCAGCAACTTTTACATGGAATGTATCACAAACGAACTATGAAGTATCAAATGGCTTTATAACTACTGCTCATTGGCAATGTAATGCAGTCGATGGCGAATACTCAACATCTACATACTCAACTTGCTCATGGGCAGATGGTACACCTACAGTACCTTATGCTAATGTAACAATGGCTGAAGTCCTAGATTGGATATGGGCTAGTGGAGTAGACAAAGATGCAACAGAGGCATCATTAGCACAACAGATTGAGTTACTCAAGAATCCTGTTACTGCTAGTGGCACGCCTTGGAGCGCATAGATTTTTAAACCGTAGTACAACCTAGGAGAATGAAATGAGTGAAAACACGAAAAAAACTCAAATCACGATTGACGATGTAGAGTATGCGTATGAGGACTTAACGCAAGAACAGCAACATCTTTTTAACCATTGCCTTGACTTGGATAGAAAGATTGGTTCTGCACAATTCCAACTTGACCAATTATCTGTTGGTAAGAATGCATTTATTAACTTATTAAAAGATGCGTTAGCTAAGGAAGAGTAGAGCATGGAAAGCATGATTGCAGAGAACGATAAACGAATCAGCGTTCACGAACAAGTTTGTGAGCAACGATACAAGCGAATAGAGGAGGCTTTTGAAAGAGGCTCTAAACGCATGGCTCGAATCGAATATATGCTCTATGCAATCATGTTACTTACTTTCTTTGGTAAGGATACATTCATGGAGTTGCTACAGGCGGTCATCATAAAATGATTCCTGAAGGATTTCTCATTGAAAAACTAGCCCCTGCTCTTGGTGGTTTATTTGGTGGGCTTTCATTGGCTATGTTTTGGACACCTGAGAAGTTACAGGAAAAAGGTAAAGTTGCAAGCGTATTTATTGCAGGTGGAATTAGTGCTATGGCAGGGTTCGCTTTTACAGGAATCGTTGCTGAGAAGTTAAGTATTAGCTCTGATAAGTTGGATATGCAGATTGGATTGGCATGGATACTTGGTTTGTGTAGTGTCGCTGTCATTAATTGGGTGTCCAATTACATGGTCAAGCGTGAACACATGGACATTGGTGAAGTGGCAGAAGAAATTAAGCATAAAAGAGCAAAGAAATGACGTTAATACATTGGCTCATGTCTATTTTAATCATCGAACTAATTGCAGTTTTTGTAGTAGCTTTCTTAGCGTTTTCAGGATTCTTTACAGATATGCGGATGTTGTCAAAGGTTGGTATTTTTGTCATGACAACAGGTTTAATGGTGCAGGTTATGCGGTCACTACATTATTTTGAATACGGTGCGTATCCTGTAGATAACTTGTTTCCTCTGTGGATTACTAAGGACATAGGCGCATCAATTATTATATTTGACTTGGCTATGTTGCATTTTAGAAAGGATAAATAATGTTTCCATTAACAGCGTTATTTGATGTTGGTATGAAGGTTTTGGATAAGTTTATTCCTGACCCTGAGGCTAAAGCTAAAGCCCAACAAGAGTTATTACAAATGCAACAAGAAGGTAAATTAGCAGAATTAAACGCTGATAATATAGAGGCTCAAGAACTCACCAAGCGACAATCTGCTGACATGATGTCAGACTCTTGGCTATCTAAGAACATTCGCCCTATGACCCTTATATTCATTCTGTTGACCTATACAACATTTGGCATGATGTCAGCGTGGGATATTGAGGTAAATAACAACTATGTAGAGCTACTAGGTCAGTGGGGCATGCTCATTATGAGCTTCTATTTCGGAGGCAGAACCTTGGAAAAAGTGATGGAGATGAAGAAGAATGCAAAATAATTGGGATAAGTCGTTTGATATGGTTATCGCCCATGAGGGCGGATTCACTAACGACCAACGAGATAAAGGTAATCATTTACCTGATGGTCGTGAAGGATGCACGATGTGGGGATGTACTCAAGCTGTTTGGGAAAAATATGTAGGACATGAAGTAACTCAAGATGATATGAAGGCGTTGAAGAAAGAAGATGTTAAACCTGTTTACAAAAGAGATTATTGGGATGCTGTTAGGGGTGATGATTTACCTAATGGCGTGGATTATGCCGTTTTTGATTTTGCTATTAATGCAGGGGCATTCGCCGCTCGGAAAATGATTCAAAAAGCCTTACGAGTAAACGCTGATGGCGTTATTGGACCTGCTACTTTACAAGCCATTAAAGATGCTAATGGATTAGACTTGCTCAAAAAATTCAGTAATAATAAAGAAGAGTTCTACAAGTCATTATCAAACTTTGAAGTTTATGGCAAAGGATGGCTAAAAAGGGTGGCTGATGTACAGAAATCAGCAGAAACCATGATTGTATAGGCTTTTCCAAGAAAAAGTATTAAAATCACTACAACTGTTTGGGAAAAACGGTAGCCGAGATTAACTAGGGCAACTAAATATGACAACTCCTGCGGCAGTAATGACTTATGACAGTTTAACGACAGATATTACGCAATATCTAGAGCGTAATGACGCCGCTGTTGTTAACCAAATTCCATCCTTCATTATGTTGGCGGAGTTTGAGATTGCCGAACAGATTAAGACTCTAGGTCAACAGCAAGTTGTCGAATCCACAATGACTGTTGGCGAGCCTGTAATCCCTAAGCCTGCAAGATGGCGCAAGACAGTTTCCATGAATATCACGGTAAGTGGACAAATTCAGCCTATTTTGTTGAGAAAATACGAGTATTTAAGGCAATACGCACCCTCTTCTACTACTACAAGCACCCCCTTATATTACTCTGATTACAACTACGATAATTGGCTCGTAGCTCCTACTCCTGACCAAGCATATAGTTTCGAGGTCTTATATTACGAGAGATTAGCTCCCCTGTCCTCAACCAATCAAACGAATTGGATAACGCAAAATGCTCCGAATGCAATGCTTTATGGAACATTACTACAAGCGATGCCATTCTTAAAAAATGACCAAAGACAGATTTTCCAACAAAAGTATACGGAAGCAATGCAAGTCTTGAAACAAGAAGACCAATTACGCCTTGCTGACCGTCAAGCTATGGCGATTGACTCATGACAAATCCTACCTATACCAACCCATTTACAGGGCAAACCGTTTCCCCATCTCCTGTGGGGTACGAATCGCTGTCTATATCAGCAGATACAACCCTGCAATGGCCCATCAACGGTAATGACCAAACCCAAGTCGTTGCAAACATTATTGAGGTAACCGCAACAGTTGCAAGTTTATCCTTAATAATGCCACCTGCAACACAGGTTTCGGTTGGACAAACAGCATTAATTAGGAATATTGGCGCAAATACCTTTACCGTTAAAGATTATGCAGGTGGGACGATTGTCTCTATCGCATCAGGTATCGCTCAGTATATTTATACAACGAGTAATACAACTTCGGCAGGTACTTGGTCAACCGTAACATTTGGTGCAGGAACATCAGCGGCTAACGCAGCGACTCTAGCAGGATACGGTTTAACGGCTATAGGAACGACTTTAAATCAATCGTATGAGGTTGTTAACTACTATGGTAGTGCAACTCTTCCATCCACCGTAAGAGCGCAGTTTAATGTATGGTCGAGTGGCGTTGGAACATTAACCTTACCTGCTTCAGGTACTGTTGGTGAAAATTGGTTCTGCATGATTCGTAACAACGGTACAGGCATTTTGACCATTACTCCGCAAGGAACAGACACAATCGATGGTAACGCTAATCAACAACTACAGTTAACAGAATCCTTAGTAATTGTCTGTAATGGCACAGGTTGGAATACCTTTGGCTTAGGACGCTCGAATTCCTTTGTCTATACGCAATTAGCGTTAACAATTACAGGCGGTACGACTACCTTAACAAGTGCACAAGCTGCTAACACTATTCAAGAGTATTCAGGTACATTAACAAGCAATCAGATTATTATTGTCCCTTCAACGGTACAGCTTTATACCTTTACTAACAACTCTACAGGGGCGTTTAGTTTAACGATTAAAACAGCCGTGTTTGGTGGAGCTACTGTGGTTGTCCCACAAGGCGATTCCTTGGTGGTTATCTGTGACGGTACAAATGTCTATAACGCGGCTTCAGGCTCATCAAGTTCATTAACCTCGCTTACGTTAGGCAATGGCTCATTAGCAGTACCATCGCTCAAGTTTACAGGTGACACAAATACAGGTTTATATTTACCTACTACAGGAAAGCTAGGGTTTGTCATTGCCAATACCTTAGCAGGTTACTTTGATAGTACAGGATTCTATGCAACAAACGGCATTAAAGGAGGAGGATTTTGACCCAAAAGGTTATCTCTCTAGCCATCCCCCCAGGGATACAGCGAGATGGTACTTTATTTGATTCACCGATGTATGTCGATGGCAAATGGGTACGATTTCAGCGTGGTCGTCCTCGTAAGATAGGCGGTTATTCAGGCTTATTCTTGAATGCTACAGGCATTAGCCGTGGTATGGTTATGCAGTCCCAAAATGGCTTAAATTATGTCTATTCAGGGCAAAGCGGTAATGTTTTGGCTTGGCAGACTGACAATGATAATGCAATAGGATTCGGTCCAACAACAATAACGCTAGATGCGAGTTTTGTCAGTAATGCTAATAATTTATGGCAGTGGGAGATTGGCTATGATAGCGGTGGTTCAGGTGACTTAACAGTGATAGGTCATGCAGGGCAGAATCTAACAAATATTGATAATACGGTTAATACTACCTTACAAATTGGTAATTTTCCCTATGGCACGATGACCAAATTAGGGATATTTACAGCCTCTACCGTTACTGCAAACGGCTCACCTACGATTACTATATCACCTGCTAATTTACTCATTGGGATTGGTCAAACTGTCACAGGCACAGGTATTCCTTCAGCTACAACAATAACGAATGTTGTACAAACAACACCTACAACGACTATTACATTGTCTGCAAATGCGACTGTTACAGGCACAAATACACTGACTTATGACAATAATTTAGCTGTTTCAGGTGGTGTTGTAATGTTGTATCCATATCTCTTTATTTATGGTAATGATGGCTTAATAAAGAACTGTTCTGCAGGAAACTTTCAAAATTGGGTAGGAGCGGATTCAAACGAGAATAATGTATCTGCTACTAAAGTCGTTAAAGGCTTAGCGGTAAGGGGTGGTACAACATCACCTGCAGGGTTATTTTGGTCAGCCGACCAATTAACAAGGGTAACTTACGCTCCACAACAGATAGGTACATCGACCATTTATTGGCGGTATGACATCATTTCTTCACAGACATCGATTATGTCGAGTCAGTGCGTGATTGAGTATGACGGTATTTATTATTGGTGTGGTGTTGATAGGTTCTTAATGTATAACGGTGTTGTACAAGAAATACCAAACATGGCTAATATGAACTTCTTCTTTGATAACTTAAATTATGTCCAAAGACAGAAGGTATGGGTTACTAAGATACCTCGTTGGGGTGAGATATGGTGGTTCTATCCATCAGGTGATTCAGTCGAATGCAATAACGCCATTATTTATAACGTCAGAGAGAAGACTTGGTATGACGCAGGTTATGCCGAAGGAGCAAATCGTTCTGCAGGCGTGTTTTCTGAGATATATAGAAAGCCTATTTGGGCTGATAATGCTGTCAATACGCAAGGTAAATACACACTGTGGTCGCATGAAACAGGCGTTAATCAGACTTATTTAACACAGGTAACGGCTGTGCAATCGTATTTTGAGACAAACAACCTTGGATGGGTAACAGGTGGTCCAGGGAATGTGCAGGTTATGGGTGATAACAAGTGGATACGGATTGAGCGTGTTGAGCCTGATTTTGTTCAAGATGGGGAGATGAATTTATATATAACAGGTAAGGGCTATGCGGATGATGTAGATGTCACCTCTGAGCCTTATACCTTTGACTCAAATACATTAAAAGTTGACATGCGAGAGCAACGTCGTGAATTACGAATGAGGTTTGAAAGTAACACCTTTAACGGCAACTACGAGATGGGTAAGGTATTAATTAGTGCTGATATTGGTGACGAAAGAAGTACAGGTAACCCATAATGACGACTACTTTTGACCCTAGGGACTTGACATGGGATTATTGGTGCGCTTCGATGGCGGATTTATTCTCAGCTCAACAGCTAGGAACAGTCCCTGAAGAGAGATGGAGAGATTGGGCTGATGGTATGCAAGGTATTGGATACTTTGTGAATAGCGGTTTGCCTGATGCGAGAAACTTTGAAACATGGCAAGATTGGGCTAAGAGCTTAGTCGGCATTATGGACATAGATTACATATGAAAGCTAGTGAAATCATAAGTGCGGATTACCGCAAATCAGGTCAAGACTCTGTTGCGTACTTAGCAGGGCTTACTAAACTAGTTAGCATAAAAGACGCACAAATTTTACAAGAAGGCGATACGGTTTTAGTGATGATTCGTCTAGGTAATAATCAAGCACAGGTAGATTTTTTTACACAAGATAGTCCTTTAAAATTAAATTCAGCAGTGATGGCACTTATTAAAAAGCTAAAATCTTCAGGAATAAACACAATTTATGGGGCACAAAAATCACAGTTACCCCAAATACTGCAGTCTTTAAAAATAAAAGTTTCGCCTAGCGACAATCCTAATTATCAATGGGTGGCACAGCTATGAGCATGGGGCCAGTAACATCGCAAGAAGACATCGACTACATGATTCAGGTAGAAAATAATAGGTATGAAAATGACCCGATGTCTGATGAAAGATATGTAAGTCTATTAAGACAAAATCAAGAGTTCTTAGCTAATATGTATGGCAATATTTACGCGCCACTGCCTGAGCCACCTCCACCTCCGCCACCCGAACCGCCTCCACCGCCCCCGCCTCCGCCCCCACCGCAACCCAGTGGTGAAGACCCTAATCAAGTATACGTTTTAGGTGGGGCAATACCTGTTTATAGACCGCCTCCTCCACCACCAACGCCTGAAGTGCCAAACCCACCTGCGCCTGAACCTGTAATTGATTGGGATGCTTGGGCACAAATAACAAAAAATTATGAAGCCGCAAAAGACCAAGACGGCGGCTCTATCTTTGCACAAGTTACTAACGCCCTTGATGATTCAGTAAACGAGACAATCCCAGGAGGTTGGGCTACAGTAGCAGCCGTTGCTGTAGCAGTAGCTACAGGGTATGTCGACCCATCATTATTTGCAACAGAGGTAGGCACAACAGCATTAGCAACTGAAGGAGCTGCCACTCTTACGGCAACTGAATTAGCAACTTTAGCCGAGACAAGTGCAATAGCAGATACAGCAATGGCAGGCGCAGGCGGAGTAGGTGCAGGCGCAGGCACAGCAGGGGCAGCAGGATTAACAGCTGCTGAAATGGCTGAATTAACAGCACTAGCTCCTGAAACAGGCACAGCAGTAGAAGGTGGCATCAATTGGGCAAATGCAGGACAAAGTGCACTTACAGGTGCAGGTAAGGGCGTTGCGTCTAATGTGCTTACTAATGTTCTTACAGGTAGAGAAATTACACCTGAAGGGTTAGCTATTAGTGCTATCACAGGTGGAGCAGGAGCAGGTGCAGGCAATTTAGCAGGTCAAGCAGGCGCAGGCTCTTTTGGCTCAGGTGCTATTAGTGGCGGTGTAGGTGGCACAACAGGTGCTTTACTTACAGGTGGTGATGTTGGCACTTCTCTTGCTCGTGGTGCACTTTCAGGCGGTATTGGTGGAGCAGGTAGTAGCTTAGTTAGTGATTTAGACCCTGCAACTAGAGCAGGTGTACAAAGTGTCACATCAGGTCTTACAAACGCCGCGTTAACAGGCAATACTAATAATTTATTACCAAATTTAATTGCAAGTGGATTGGGTAGTGCAGGCACAACAGCAGCGTTTAATGCATTAACAAGTGATACGACTCCAACAGGGGGAACACAAAAAGCTGAGCTTGACCCTATGACACAACAGCTTGCAGACTTGTTGTATAACTCTGATACACCTGACCCTTTAGGTCCTGACATTTTCTCAACAGCAGGAAATGTAATTCTAATGAATGGCGACGAGCCTACCCTTGATGTACAAGGTCGTACTTATGTTCCAAAGATAGAATCTGAACCTGAATTTCCTTATGGAAGTAAATTAGAAGATTTTAGTCCTGATGTTAATATACAAGATTTACCATCTGAACTAGACCCAACAGGAAGTTTAGCTAATCAGCCTACGTCACCATTAAGTCCTAGCCCTACACAGCAAGGCGAAGTATTTAATTACTACAATGCATTAGTATCTCAAGGCATTGAGCCTGCACTTGCAACAAAGATGTCAGGTTATACGCCTTCAAGTACAAGCGTACTTGCAGGAGCACCTGATGGAGCAAGTATAGGTTCACCTACAGGTTCACTTACAGGTACACCTTCAGGTTCACCTACAGGTTCTCCAACAGGTAGTCCTATAGGTTCACCGACAGGTAGCCCTAAAGGTACACCTAATGGTACATCGCCTATTAGTACAGCAACCACTCCTCCTTTATCTCCAATAACTACCCCTACAACACCAACTATTACAACACCAACAAATCCTGATTTAAGTGCAGGTGAGTTAACCGTAGAAGGTAGTCAAGATAAGATACAAGAGCAATTGGCTGAATTAACAGACGCACAAAAACAGGCTGTAACAGACCAAGTAAAACAAGGCACTACTTTATCTTTAGCTATTCGTAATGTTCAAGGTGGCTTGACTAGTCTAAAAACCAATTTGCAAAATCAGGCTTTATCTCAAGCTGCTCAATCTGATTATCAAGCGTCACAATCAGCATTGTCTAATTTAGCAGGTCAAGCATCAACACCTGCGGTAACCGCACCCTTATCCGTTTCAGCAACTAGCCTAGCAGGAGCACCTGTGTACAACAACAACCCACAATTATTAGCCGAATTGAAACAATTGTACCCACAATTGTCTACACTCAATCCGAAGTTATTAAACATGCTTGGAGCATCTCCTCAGGGAACTCCACCGTTATCCCAAAGTGCTCAGGTTGCCAAGGCTCAAGACCCTAATGAATTTATGACAAACTTTATGGGTAAAGGTATATCAAGCAATTTAGATTTACCAACTTTTGCTGATGGCGGTCATATCCACGGAATGGAATATGGACAGTCTCCAAAGTTCATAACAGGAGCAACAGGGCATTATGTTAAAGGGGCAGGTGACGGACAATCTGACGATATTCCTGCTTTGTTAGCTGACGGAGAGTATGTATTTGATGCCGATACTGTGGCACAATTAGGTAATGGCTCAAGTGATGCAGGAGCAAAGTTTCTTGACCACTTCAGGCAAGCTGTAAGAGAACACAAAAGGTCAGCACCTGTTGACAAAATACCTCCAAAAGCATCACCATTGGAATACATGAAAGAAGCACTAAAACGGCATAGCAAGGGATAATATGGCACTCAACCCAACATTTGCAAGCGCATCAGTAAACCCAAGTCAGTCAATGGGGAGTGATGCGTCTGCTCCTGCTCAGGGTGCTTTGCCAACAGGCATGAATTCTCAAGGATTTCCTATTGGCGATGCTTTGCCTAATGGGTACAATGTAATGGGTCAACAAAATACAGGATTTTCAGGGCTAGGTGGGCAAGCTAGTCAGCCACAATACACAATGCCCCTGAATCAGCCATCTGCGCCTGATGTGTCAGAAAATGCATATCAAAGATACGCAGGTCAACAAACTTTGGCAGGCGGTGCTACTCAACAATATGGTGATTGGGCTAATTCACAAGTGTATGGTGGTCCTCCAATGAATTATCAGCCTACGCCTCCTCCATGGATGACTCAAGGCAATATGCCTCCTATGGAACAGCCTCTAGGAATGTCTCAGTTAAGCAGTCCATACGGTGGTGCAGGCGTTAATTTTAATATTCCTAATGGACAACCGCAAACTACTCCACAAGTAGGCAATTTAGGTAATGATGTAGAAATACCTAAATTAAACTATTTAGGCTACAAGCCTGGGTGGCAACAAGAGGCGGACAATACATGGTCATATAATACGGAAAATTTTACTAGTCAGAATAACAATGATTGGGGTGAAAACTATTTAGGCTATCGAGGTGTGCCTAATGATGCGTATCAAAAATATCAAGACGCTTTAAGTCGTGGTGAAGCGGGCGATTTTTCAGGCGATGTTATGAATCAATACACTGCCACTACAAAGCCAAGATATACAACTGATTTTTCACAATTAGGTTTATCGCAAACAGCTTTAGACCAAATTAATATGAATAGGCAAGCTCCTGATTTAGGTCAATACTACTATGACACAAAAACAGGAATGTTTAACCTAGGCGCAGGTCATCCTGGGCCAAATACTCCTGGGCAACGTCGATATACAGGCATGACTAACATACCATTAGATGTTATGAACAGGATGGGAACTGGCGAACAAATTGATTTTTCGCCATATAAACAATATACCGAGGGTACGCCTGTTATTCAGCCTCAGCCTGATGGGACTACTTTACGAGATATAGCAGGATTGCAAGAACCTATGCCTGTGCAACAACCTCTAGTAGGCGGTTTACAAGACCCTCAGACTAATCCTTTTCAAAATCCGCTAAACGATTTTAAGAATACAGAACAATGGCAACGAGTTGCGTCAAACTATGCAGGCTTACCTCAGAATGTGCAGGATTATGTAGCATCTCAATTGTCTCAAGGCGCAATGGATGGTGGGACTAATTGGCAATATAATCCAACTACACAAACTTTCTCAGGAACTCCAAATGGAATGACACTTGGAAAGCCTACGCCTGAAGTAAAAAGTTTGGCTCAAATGAAAGATTATGTAAATTGGATAAATAGTCCAAATGCAAGCACTACACGACCACCCCCATCTTGGGACCAGCCTGCGCCTACACAAAGAAATCCATTAACACCCACAGCAACACCTACAGGAACAACACCTATGGCTACTAATCCTCTAAGTACCTATGCTACGACACCAACTACAGGCTCTACTCCTGCGCCTACTTTGAATGCAACCCCTGGGTCTGCGTCTTCAGGTTCTTTTGGTCAGGGTGGCGTACTTCCGAATGTTACAACTACTCAACAGCAAGTAACGGCTGCCCCTTCTTTCTACACTGATTACTTAAATCAGTTAGCAACACAAGGTGGTAGGGCAGCTCAGGATGCTCAGTATGTAGGAGCACAGCCACTACAAGAACAAGCCTTTAATCTAGCATCACAGAATGTAGGTAACTATCAACCTACACTACAAAACGCTATTAATTTAGCATCGAGCGTAGGCAATACAAATCTTGCTCAAGCAATTGGTGATGTTGGACAAGCGAATATAGCAAGGAATTTAGCACCACAAGCAACCGCAGGTATTGTAGGTTCAGGACAGTTTGGCTCTAAGCGTGGAGCACAAGCCTTGGGTGATGTAATTGCTAATGCTGAACTAGGATTAACAGCACAACAGCAAGCTGCTATGCAACAGGATATGGCAAATAGAATAGCCGCGGCTCAACAACTCGGAACACTTGCCAATTCAACGCAACAGTTAGGCTTAGGTGATATTAATGCTCTATCTACATTAGGACAGCAACAACAGACAATTGCTCAGAATCAACAGTTATTCCCAATGCAACAGTTGGCTAATCAGTCCGCTTTACTCAGAGGATATACCATACCTACTAGTGTTAGCGCATCGCAAACAGGGCCAGGGCAACAGGGTCAATTCCAAACATCGCCATTACAGCAAATTATGTCTGTTGGCACATTGTTGGGTGCATTAGCAAAGCCAGGGGCTGATGGAACATCTGCAGGCGGTAATTTATATAGTGGATTAGACAGTCTTATAAAAAGACTCACAGGCGGTACTTACACGGCTAATCCAAGTACCAATACAACAACTTCAACAAGTATAGGTGATGTTTCAGCAAGTATGAAGACTTTACCTGATGGTAGACCAAATCCTAACTATGATGCATATGCTGACCCAAATGCCACAGACGCAGATAGAATGGCACAAAATTTATTAAATAGTGGTAACCCAGGAAATGTTTTATTTGATGACGGCTCAGATGTAAATAATTCAAATGTTTATGATTATTCTAATTACGACCCAGATGCATAATGCAATATAAATGAACAAAGTTTAAGGAAATAATATGGCACTACCTACTGTACCTGTAACCTCATTTGGTGGGGATACATCTGCTCAAAAAGAGTATTTAGATGCTTTAAACAAGGTAATGGAGTCTTTACAAGGACAAGCCGAGCCTAACCTATTCTCACTTGCAGGTGCTCTTGGTAAACCTACGCCAACAGGTCATTGGTCAGAGGCTTTAGCGTCAGGTGCATCTGAATTTGGTAGACAACAGGCTGAGCAACAAAAACTAGCCCCTTCTTTAGCACAAATGCGAGCGTCTATTGCAGGTCAAAAATACGAAATGCAAAATGATGCCAAGGCTTTAGATTTAATTGGTAATAAACTAGGATTATCCCCAACAGAGGCGGAAAGTGCTCTTTCTCAAGGCAACATTGATAAAAACCAAATTAGCACCTTACAAGAACTTTATCCTGTAATTGCTCAACTATCCCCTAAACGTGCTGAAATGGTCAGCAAAATGTTTACCATGGGCGTAGAAACTGAAAAACTGAAGACAGAAAAAGATAAATTGTTCATGGATGTTGTTAGTAAGGGCATGGACTTACAGAAATTCAGGGCTCAATATGGTGATGAGGCTGTTGCAACTTTACCTCAGTATATTAAAGATGCGTTGATTAAGAATACAACAGCTCCACAGCCTGAAAAGCCAATAGAGCCTACAAAAACTCAACCAATAGATGTTAGCAAGATTAGTAGCCTACTTGGCTCAAATCTAACCGTTACTAGCCCATTTGGGATGAGGATTGACCCCATTAGCAAAAAAGAAACAATGCATAATGGAATTGACCTTGCAGGAAAAGCAGGAGAGCCCCTTAAAGCACTTTTCGGAGGTACTGTTATCAATGCATCACCTATTGGTCAATACGGCAATACAGTGGTTGTACAACACGATGATGGTCATCATTCTTACTACGCCCATTTGGATAAAGCAAGCGTTAAAGAGGGTGATGTTATCAAAGCAGGTGACATCATTGGTAATCTTGGCTCAACAGGTAAGTCAACAAATCCACATGTAGAGATTGGTATAAAGACTCCTGATAAGAGGTCAATTAACCCATTAGAGTATTCGCCATTGCAGAACATGCTTGGTGGCAAGCCTGTACAACAAGAAGGTGTGTTAGTAGCAAGCACCGACAAGTATGCAGGATTCCCATTAGAAGTAAAACGAGACTTAATGAAGAAAGATGTTGAAAAAATCCAAGAGAGGATGAGTGCAATACCTGACATGATAGACGCAGGTGAAAAGCAAGCCTTAATTGGTAATCAACTATATAACGCTGTTTCAGGCAATGAGGCTGCGTTTGGTTTATTACGAGGGGATAAAGACTTGGCTAAGGGTTTGGCTAACTTTCTTGAAAACGGTATTAAGGTTGGTAACTTTCAGGCAGGCTTTCCGATTGAAGAAAGTTTGAGGAAGAATTTAAATCCTCAGCAACAAGCTGCGGTTCAACGTGTTGAATCCTTACTAAACCAAATATCGATTGAACAAGCCTCGAAAATGAAGGGCTCAGTCTCAAATTACGAAGATAAGATGGTCAAGAGCGTTTACGGTACACCTGCCAACTCTGCTGAGTTTTTAAAGTACATTGCCAATCGATTAAAGATTCAAGGGCAATATGAGCAAGATATGGCAAACCGATATTATGAGTTAAACAAGGGTCGTCCTTCAGTATCTTATACAGACTTTATTATGTCTAAAGAAACCAAATTAATGCGTAAGAACTATATGGACGCAGTAGAAGAAGCCGCTAAGATTTCCGCTAGTCGAATGGGGATTAAATAATGCCTGATAATCCATATCTAAAATTAATTGATGAAGACGCTCCTGTTCGTAGGGGTGAAGAAGAAGTTAAGCAAGAGAATCCCTATACAAGCTTAATAACTAAAGAAGAGCCTACACAAGGCGGTAGCGTTACCCTTGGTCAGCCCAATATTATTGACCCAACTATGCCTACTGTAGCAGGTGCTGTATCAGGTGCAGTAGCAGGTCCAACCGCTCAAAGGGTGTTGGCAAGTGCTCTTACTCCTGCGAGCTCCGTTCCTGCTAAGACTGCATATAATCCTAGGGGTGTTAGTGTTCAAGATAGCGTAGCCAATTGGAGAAACTACCAAGAGGCTCAAAGTGAAGTTGCTAAAGGGGTTAGAAGAAATACCGACTTACAGAAGAAATTCCCTAACTTTACAAGAGCCGTACCTGAGCAACCACCACAAAGCATCATGCAAAGGATGTTATCTCCACTAGAGGCGATGGGACAAAAATTAGGTGGTATTGGTAATGTAATAGGACAAACAGCAGGTCCAAGGATAGGTGGAGCATTAGGTCTAGGCGGTGGTGCTCTACAAGGTACAGAGGCTTATAATCGTCAACAACAAGGCGATATTCCTGGGGCATTGATAGCAGGTGCAGGCTCACTAGGTTCTGCGGCTTCCATGCTACCTCCTGTTAGCCCACCAACAGCAATTGCAAAAGGAGTTGGAGCAACAGCTGCGTTCGCCTCACCTTTTGCATTAATGCTTTATGATTACCTACGCAAGCAAAACCCAACTATTGGTCAGCCTAGTAGTCAAACTGATAACTCTATGGGAGCGTCTTCCCCATACAGTCCCTAACGTGAGTAGTATTTAGCCCCTTAACAGGGGCTCTTTTTACAAGCCTTACACCAACTCAGGTAACCTCCACGACCTTTTCTTTTATAGAATAAGAACTCCGCCTTGACCTTTTTACAAACAGAACAGAGTTTATATCCTTTCTCAATGATAGGACGACGGTAGCCCCACCTAGACTCTTCCCAACCGTGTTTTATGCGGTATTCGAGGGTTGTTGGTGGGACTCCTAATTGCCTTGCCTTTTCTCGAATGTTCATTTGAATACAAACCATCCAAAGGTAAGGGATACCAATACAGCTACGCAAGCAAACTGCTTATAAGATGGGCTATCCTTTTTCAGTAGGCATGACTGTAGAAAAAGCATGTCCTTATCGCATTCCATATAAATGGGTGGTTTGTAATTAACGCCTATTTTTACCTTGCCTGTATCGTATGGAGTGTTCATGGCTTATCCTTCATCAAGACATAACGAGCCCAATTCTTATCACCAATCTGCTCTTTAGCGGTAAATATCTTATACCCTTCCGCCCTTAATAAATGGATGATAGACGCTAATCGTGTGATACGATACAACTTGATAGCATCCCATGATGTGATGGACTTATTTTTGCCTAAATAAGTTAAGACTAGTTCCTTCTGACTTTTTAATTTCATTTTTACGCTCCTGTAAAGTAAACAACCATTAGCCAACCAAAGGCTATACCAAAAACAACGACAACTAAATAATCCCAAATAGTATGTTTCATACCTTTTCTCCGTTACTGTTGTACAAATGGATATTCTTATCAGCGATTGTTTCAAATATATCCACGAGCTTTAAAACGCTATCAATTGGCAGGTCAATCTCGCCATTTGTTTCTGTATAGACAAGTAAGCGAACAGCAAATACGTCAGAGTCTAATATGGTATTACCCTGAGGGGTTGTGTGTAATGTTTTCATGAGATAGCCCCCTAAGGGGCATCCTTTCTTTAGTTATTTACTTTGTTATGTATTTTTTCGTAGGTGTCTCGCTGTTCCTCATCCATTAAGAATCCCATGGGCTTGGTTTCAGGAAAACAGCTTTTACAATCGCAAGGAATAACGCCACCATCTTTTACAAAGGCTTTTAATTCTGCCATTGAATCAAAACCCCTAACATGAACAATGTCAGAGTCATTAATACGAAAGCCTGACGGTGTATTTAAGATAATGTCAGTTTGATAATCATTGCCTTCAATATCTACGTCACGCTTGATATTTAATTTGTATTTGGTCATATATCCTCCTCTTATTTCTTAGGTGATACACGAATATCAACACGACCTTCTTTGCGGAAGGAATCAAGTTCTACATCAGAAATACCGTATTTAACGCAGAGAGCTTGATAATCAACAGTACCTGATACAGGCACTAACTTAACATCAACGCCATATAACTCACCTGCAAATTTGCCTTCACCGTATTTGTTGGCAATCTCAGCTTTCATTACTTTTACTTGCTCAGCCAATGCTTTGGCTTGTTGGTCAAGAACATATAAAGCATCAATATCATTTGTTACTGAGGCTAATACTGAGTTAATCATTACTGCTGTTAATGGTGCATTCATTTTGTTTCTCCTAAAAAACTGTCACATGACAGTAACTACAGTATTATCCATTTGTGCAATGGTGTCAATACTTTTTACAACAATTTATAAACTAAAAACCCTAATAGGGTTTTCCCTAGTTTTATTCGTACTTGTTTTTTAATTGCCATAGCCGTAACAGGCAGGAAAACATTGCCCATCCACGCTGTAGCTCCTCATCTCGCCACTCTTTAATCTTGATTTGTACAGGCTCGTGCACAGATACAAAGACATTAACGCAACGAGCTTTATGTAACCCAAAGCCCATACGATAGGCTGATAACTGCATTAAATGCTCGTCGTAGGCTATGATTTTCTCAGGGTCAGTAAAATCTTTAGTCTTTATATCAGCCACAATACCGTTGCCCATTGTGTCTATAAGGTCACACTTACCCCCAAAACCGTTGATAGCAAAGCTTTTCTCGCACTCCCAAGGTCTTACCCCAAAGAAATCATCTAAAGCAATCTGACTTGCTATAGCATGGTTTTGGTACTTTACCTCAACGATACCTTCAAAGTAGCCTTGTACGCTTGCATGGATTGCTGTACCACGCTCCGCGGCGTTCCTGCCTGTTTCCTTTGAGTCATAAATAATTCGTTTTATATACTCTTCTTCAGGCTCATCAGGTAGCTTTGGCAATGTCATGCTTGCAAGTAGCATTTGTTGCAACTTCCATTGCTCTAGCCCAGGAGATGCCATCATCTTAATAATGCCTGATACGGATGGTACGAGATTCATTGTACGAGCATCTCGCAGGGTAGTATTACGCATACTGCCGTCTTTGGCTTTTACCTCATAAACAGGCTTTCCATCTCGACTATACCAATGTCCTGATTCACTCGGTCTACCATTATCTTTTGCTATCATTTTCTATTATCCATCCCTTAAATTCACCCATTTGAAAAAATTGTGTTACTTTGCCACTAAAATCTTGCTCATCTATGGGACGTTGAATCCCTGATAATCTTAATTCTTTGTCAATAATATCGGCAGAGTCTGCTCCATTTAACAGCTTAAAATGCATTGCTAAACGCTTGAGAACTGTAGCTACATAACCACCTGAGTCATTGACTTTATCAACAACAATAATGCACCCACCCTCATTAATGTGTTGGTATAAATTGAAAAAAAGTCGCTCTTGTTCTTCTTTTGGAATAAACATTGCTGTTAAAAAAACAATAGCTACATCAAAGTTACTGTAGTTGTAGTGCTGAGCGTCACTTATCTTTGCAGAGACAGGTAATTTTTTCTCTTTAAAAGACTTCTTATACCTGTCAAGCATTGACTTTTCATTGTCTATGCCACAAATGGTTGCTTTACGCTCAATGATTGTAGGCAACAACTTCTTTGTAATATTCCCTGTAGAACAGCCAATGTCATACACTTGACCACCTTGAGGAATGTAGTTCTTAGCGATAAAAACAACCGCCTCGGTCACTAAGTCATACCACGGTAACTGCTCACGGACATGACCGTCAAAGTCATCCGCAAAGTTTTTAAATGTCCAATCTTTCATTTTTTCCTCGCCTCTAGCATTGCATCTGCCATGTCGTAACAAGTCTGAGCATATTCTTTCATTTCACCCCTAGTTGTGTCGCAATTTACTGAAAAAAAACTTTCAAGTGACTGACCTGCAAAGTAATCTCTTAAATCCATGTCATTTTTGTTTTCATTATCTTTTTGAGATAAAAATGAAAATGCTTTCATTCGTTCCTCGCTTTCATCATTGCATCTGCTACTGTATAAGAATAATTTCCAACCCACTCACTAACTTCTTCAATGTGGGTACTAAATTTATCAGAATTAGTAATAATTGCTTGCATAGCATGACTAGCAAAATAATCTCTTAACTCCATACCGTAATCTGTTTGCCAACCGTCACCACCACTAGATTTTGTTACATTTGTTGGAAATGCTTTCATATTGGAAATCTCCTTGCTATTTGTTCTATTACATTAACTGTGACAGCCCTTCCACAACGCTCATAACGCTGTGAATCAGGCACTAACGACCCATCGCTATACCACTTAGTCCAATCATCAGGAAGTCCTTGCAAACGCTCGCATTCGAGTGGAGTAAGCTTTCTTAAAGTAGAGCCAACCATAACCCCATGTCTATCTTGTGCGGTTAGGGTAAAGGAAGGCTCACCATCTTCTTTAACTCTTCTGCCATTCTGTCTTTTTTCATGACGCTCAGGAGTCAATACAGCCTTTACAGAAACATACGGCACATTATTACCACCTGTGCCCATGGCAGCTGTAAGTGTTGGCGTATGACCACCTTTCATGTCTCTAAAATACGACCTACGCCACTGTGTTACTCGAACAACCCCATCTGTGGATTCTGCGTTAACTCCGTTTTCGTCGATGTAGGCTCTTCCTCCACCTCCAACTTGGTTATAGTGTGCGTCGAGCGTTGGTAGATAGGGTTGTCGAATCCTCGATTTTTCTCCCTGTTCACCTTCACCCTCTTCAGCATGTGTAGCAAAGCATTTTCCGAGAGGAAATACTTCGGGTCGGGGGTGTCCTCTAAGATTTCCGATAATAAATATTCGTTCCCTATTCTGTGGGACTCCGAAATTCTTGCTGTTAATACATTCCCATTGGATGTCATACCCCAATTCATCCAAACTTGCGATGATAACTCCAAAGGTTCTTCCTCCGTCGTGGTTGAGGAGTCCCTTAACATTTTCAAGGAATACATATGGGATTCTTTTACTACTGATAAGTCTGCAGATTTCAAAAAAGAGTGTACCTCGTGTATCTTCTGTGCCGAAGCCTGTACGTCTGCCAGCAACCGAAAAAGTTGCACACGGAAATCCTCCAACGAGTAAGTCGGCATCGGGGATTTCATCAGGCTGAACTGTTCGGATGTCTCTTCCATCAGGTGCGTGTTTGAAGTTGTATTCATAAATACTCCTAGGTTTATCAAGAAATTCATTAGCCCAAACGCATTGATGACCTGCCCTTTCTAACCCAAGGCGAAAGCCACCAATGCCTGCAAAGAGTTCAATGAACCTCATCAGAAGGGAATGTCTTGGTCACTTGGGTCGTCATCTTTCATGTTGACAAGACTATTACCAAACAGTTTTTTATACTCAGGACTAGACGCTATTTTGTCCCTTGTCTTCTGTGACAAACTATCGTAAATCTTTCTATCAAAGTCATCCAAGGAGAATAGGACTGTTTGGTTGTATCCATCAGGTAAACCAACCTTCTTAATGGCAGCAGGAACAGGGCTAACAGCCTTTACATTGCAATATTCCTTACCATCATTACCCTTGTCATTAGAGACAGAAACCATACAAAATTGCCCTAGGAGGTTCTTTACATCAAACCCTGCTAGTTCATCAAGGGTAAAGGTTTTATTACGCCATTGCTCAAGCATTAGCCGTAGAGTTGCTCCATTGGATAGGGATAGTGTGTAATACGAGCTAACAGCGTATGGTTTGCCGTCATCCATCGATAATGGGTTACCATCATCATCTTCACCATGCAATTCCCAAGTTATTAGAATTTTGCGTTGTGACCCATATTTTGATGTTTGTGAGCCGTAGTCTGTAATACGAAAACAACGAGCCAAATGATTACCGTTGGGTGGGTTCTTGAAATCTGCTCCGCCTGTGCTTTTTGCTATTAATGACATTTTAGTTTCCTCTAGAGAATAGAATTCCCATATCCGCCAAAAAATCTTGCCGTGGTTGGGTTATGTGTGAAATTGCTTTTGGTTTACCGCACTCGAATCGAATGATGTTTATATCTTCTTCAGTGCATTGATTTGTTTCTAGTCGGATTAGAGCCTCGTCTAAGCGTTCTTCTCTTTCTAGCATTGCTTGGTGATACTCATCGTCGTGTTTGTGCATTGTATGCCCCTATAAAACAGCAAAGTTGCTGTATGATTAATATATCATATAATTATTCAAAACAACACAATAATATAAAAATAATTATTTATTTTTTGTTGTTTAATCTCACAAGAATGTGATATAGTTTTTTGTAAGGAGGATTTATGAAAGATATGAAATTAATTTTGCAGGCAGAATTCGGCACATTGGATAGGCTTGCAGGCGAATTAAGAATTAAGAATTCAGCAGTCTATAACTGGGTAGCTCGTAAGCAAATACCTATTAAACATTTGAAAAAAATTAGCGACCTTTCTCAGGGTAGGTTGACTAAAGCAATGATGCGTCCTGATTTATTCAACAACTAGCAAGAGCTAGATTCTAAAAATTTTTAGTGAGTTTAAAAAATGAGTAATCTTCGTGCACTACCTTATTACAAATGGTTTTGGCAAGATTGGCGAGCTAACCGCAAAGCCCAAAGAATGTCGTATATCGAGCGTGGTTTGTACCGTGAGTTGTTGGATGAGTGTTGGGTGGAAGGTGGCATTCCAAATGACATAGCAAGTCTTGCAGAAATCTGTGGATGTCCTAAGGAAGTTATGGCAAGTGCTTGGCAAGTGCTAGAGAGTTGCTTTGTGTTGCTAGATGGTGTTTACGTCAACGAAAAGATGGAATCTATGCGTACAGAGAAGGATGCAGAGCGTCTTGCAAAATCCGAAAGTGGTAAAAAAGGCGGTGTCTCTAAGTCTTTGAATACTAAGCCTAAAAAAACAGTCGTTAAGCAAGTCCTAGCAAGTGCTAAGCAAGTTCTAGCACCACCCAATATAGAAGAGAAGAGAAGAGAAGAGAAGAGTAGTGTTCAACTCCCACCTTTTTTGTCTTTAGAATCGTGGGAAGAATGGGTGAATTACCGTACTTCAATCAAAAAACCAATGTCCGATTTATCCAAGACAAAGTTCTTAAATCAACTTATCGCTTTCGTAGAACAGGGACATGACTGCAAAAAGTTGATGGATACCGCAATTGCTAACGGTTGGCAAACGATTTACCCTAGGGATGAGACTAAGGCGGTAAAGTCCAAAAAACATTTAGCACCTGAATGGAGAGTGTAATGATAGGTCATCAACCCATCATAGAGCTCAGGAAGGGTGGTTTTAAGCCCACCACGGTGTTTTTTTTCATAGGTGAACCCCCTACCCCCAAATTTTGGTTTAACGACCCTATGGGCTGTTTAAATCGAAATGAGATGCCTGAGGTATATACGCATGGGGTAAACCCTAGGAAAGCGGATTTGACATGGGCAAAAGGTTTAATAATTCACCTGATAGGTGGTAAAGATATTTACGAGTACATGGCTTGGTGGGTAGGCTTAATTGATGCTGAACCAAGATTATTAATTGGAGTTGATACAGACGAAGAGGTTAACATATGGCGGTAATCGAATACGATGACATCGATTGGGAGCAATACAATCAAGATTCAGCTCCCAAGAGAAAAATCAAGGAGAAGTCTTACTATGCTGAACAAGTTACGCAGTATTTTGAGGGAAGTCTTATTAATCGTGGCAGTAGTATTCCTTGGGACGACAGGGGTTTACGCATCGGTTTACGTCCTGCAGAAGTTAGTGTGTGGGCAGGAGTTAACGGTCATGGGAAATCACTTTTGCTTGGTCAGGTCGTCCTGTCCTTAATCAATCAGAACAAAAAGTGTTTGGTAGCGTCTTTTGAAATGCGTCCTGAGATAACCTTAGCAAGGATGGCTCGGAATGCAATTGGCTCGAAGTTGCCGAATTCTACACAGCTCAAGAAGTTTAACGAATGGAAAAAAGACCATTTGTACTTGCTTGACCACCAAGGGATGATGAATGTTGAGTCAGTCTTAGCAGTCTGCCGTTACGCATCGGCTGAGCTCAAGGTAGAGCATTTTGTCATCGATTCCATCATGAAGGTAGTAGCAGGAGAGGATTCTTACAATGAACAAAAAGATTTCGTTAATGCGATATGCGCTATTGCACAAGACACTAACATGCATATCCATTTGGTGCATCATATGCGAAAAGGCTCTGATGAGAAAAATATCGGAGGGAAGTTTGACCTCAAGGGTTCAGGGAGTATTACTGACCAAGTGGATAATGTCTTTATTGTTTGGCGTAATAAGACTAAGGCATTGGAGCGTGAGCAAAATGGTACAACAGATGAGTCTTCGCCTGATGCGCTTTTAAGTTGCGAAAAGCAAAGAAATGGGGAGTGGGAAGGTCGTATCCCACTATGGTTCGAACCTGATAGTCAACAATATGTGTCAGAAATGTACGGAAAAATTCGGCTTTACTTGGAGTGAAGAGTATCGCCACCAATGCGAAGTTCGTGAGTTAATTCGTGAACGGTTATTGCGTGGCGTTGCTTGGCTGAGAAATTTTTTGGAGCAAAAAAGGGTAGCAAAGAGGCGAGCGAGGTTAGAGCATGACATTCGTGAGCAATGGACGAAGGGCAACCGTGGTGAGAAAGGTGTTTGGTTATGAAAAAGAAAGTTAGTCGTGAAGAGAAGGAATTGTTTTTAGGTAAAGCAGAAGTGGAGGACAACGACGCTCAGGAATTAATTGATAAGATTAAAGAGGGTCAAGACGCTCCTCTTACTGAGCAGATTTACCCTGAGCGAAAGGTTGATTATTCTGACCCCACCTCAGCCCTGATGTTGGTCAAGGGGCAGTTGCGTGACGATGACGACCCTCTAGTGCAGTTTGTTGAAATCTATCAGCCACCGTTACTTGTTGACAGACAAAAGTTTAAGCGTCACCTACTACAGGTATTGGAGACATGGAAATGAAGGACATGACGGATTTTCAGAAGTCTTTTCTTGCCAAGGGGGTGGGTAATAGGTTATTCACCCAAGAGGAGTTTGACCAAGCCTTGACCATGGCAAAGGCAGAAATCATGACCTTAGCGATAGAAGCGTCGAGGACGGCTGTGATTATGGAGCGTGAGGCTTGTGCCAAGATTATTGATGACAACAGCGAGAAGTACAAGCATGCCATGTTTGGTGAGCATGAATTTAAGAACCTTGCTGAAGAAATCCGTAATCGTATACCGAGCCAAAGACAATGATTGAGATAACTCTACCCTTCCCACCCACGGTCAATACTTATTGGCGTAAGTGGCAGAATCGCATGGTCATATCTGAAAAGGGTCGAGCATACCGTGCTGAGGTCTTGAGAGAGGTTCTGTTGAACTTTCCCACCGTTCGACTTACTAAGCCCTTAAAAGTAGAAATAAAGGCTTATAGACCTGATAAACGAGTCCGTGACCTTGATAACTTACCTAAGGCGGTATTCGATGGGTTTACATTCGCTAAGTTTTGGGATGACGACTCACAAATACACGACTTTAGGATTTATTGGGCAGACGAAATTGGTGGAATGATTAAATTAAAAATAGAGGAAATCGATGATAAAGAAAAAATACCCTTCAACAACGCCTGAAAACATTAATCCGTATGAGGCGATGGACTTTTTGCGTGACAATGCTGAATTGGCAGGGTCATTAAAAGCGTGTGTATATGTTATGACAGAAATGCGTAAGACAGTGAAAGCCAAGCTGATGATGCAAGCAATAGATGCCAAGTCAGAGTCAGCTAAGGAAACATACGCCTATGCCCATGAAGATTTAAAAGACCATGTTAAAAAAACAGGTGATGCGATTGCTGAATATGAAACATTACGTTTACTAATCTTAGCCGCGGAGTCTAAACTAGAGGCGTGGCGTTCATTAGAAGCGTCTGCTCGTAACGAAATTAGGTTAAGCCAATAATGTACAGGAATGAAAAGTTACTGCGAGCTGTATGCACTCTGCCTTGCATGCTTTGTGGGCTAGAGGGTTCAACTCAAGCCTGCCATTCAAATCAGTTACGGCATGGCAAGGGTAGGGGCATGAAGGCGCACGATTGGGCTATTAGTGCAATGTGTTTTAGTTGTCACCACGACATTGACCAAGGCAATAAGTTGTCTAAGGAAGAGCGTAAAGAGTTATGGGAGCAAGCTCACGAAAAGACAATTGCTGAATTATTTGAGCGTGGATGGCTGACTGTGGAAAAAAACCCATATTAGGGAAAGTACCTATAAAAAAAGATTGCACAAGTGGATAATCTATGTTCAAATCATTACTACAGCAATGTTGCTGTTTTTTAGGAGAAATAAAAAATGAAACAACCAAACTTTGAATTACTCAATTCACCCTTCCGTGCAATCTACGAAGAGGCTATGAAATCGGCTATGCAAGCCGAGAAAGACTTCTTTGAAAAGCATGGCGAGCCAATGTACTGTGGCTTTGCTTGGGTAACAATCCCTAACGGACGTAGCAAATTTGTTAATTGGTGCAAGAAAATTGGTTTAGGCTCAAAGCATTGGAGCAAAGGTTGGTACATTTGGAATCCAACAGGTAGTGACACACAGTCAATGGACATCAAAGAAGTTGGCTCTAAAGCATTTGCTGATGTATTGCAAAAGCATGGCATTGATTGCTACATGGGTTCACGAGCAGACTAACCAACAGGGGCATAGCCCCTTGAAAGGCACTTGAAATGAAAAACTTTAATATTCCATGTTTAATCAAAGCAAGATATGTTGTCTACGACATGGTAGGTCCGTTGCGTTGGTTTCCTACAAAGGAAGAGGCTGAGCACTTTGTAAGTGGTGATAAGTCGTTCGTGATTAAACGTGTTCCATCACCACCAAAAATCATAAAGGTAGAAGATGCCCCCTTCTAAAAAAGAAAAAGTCCCTCAGAACAACGAGGGGCATATGTCTCAAGAGGAGGTTGCAAACGCTTTAGGATTGTCTCGAAATAGGATTAGTGAGATTGAAAATAAAGCACTTAGAAAACTGCGTTATCACATTAAATGGAGATACAAAAAGGAGGACTTGTTGTGAAATCAATACATTTTTCTTTTGTAGGAATGTGGATTGTATTCTGTGGGCTCATCATTTATATGACCGAAGTAAGTCGCAGGGAGGAAGTTTATAAGCTGAACTGCGAACTACTACTTGGTGGATGGCATCCTGATGTACCAAAAGATTATGCTAAGTTGTGTGAAGAGGCTAAGCGGTCAATGAGGAGCGACAGATGAAAAGGTATTCAGACGAATGGTGGCAAGGGGTAAAAGACTTTAACAATTCGTTTCCAATTAGCATATTTAAAAAGGATAAAGAAATGACTGCAAATGAACTAGCTGATAAATGTAATAGGCTACAAGGTGAAATAATACTTGGGTTTTTGGCTGATTGCGCCACCATGCTACGGCAACAACAGGCTGAAATAAAAGCGTTAAGGTTGCGTGAATTAACTTATGAGGAAATATCAGATATTCGGGATAAACATTTAGCACCTAAGGATTGTAATATTTATACTTTTGCAAGAGCAATATTGCAGAAAGCGAGTGAGAAATGACTGAATCAAGAACTTATGCTACCGAAGATGTATCGTTTCCTTGTGACAAATGTGGCGACCAAATTACCCATCATTCTTTTCATACTTGCTTTACACAAACAGACTTAATAGTTTCTTTAAGAGCAGAAATAACTTTGATGCAGAAATATCTTATTGAGCAAAACTTGCGTGAACATTTTGTAGCGTGGAGGCAAGAGAAATGATTACCGCAACCATCGAAATCCAAGTGGACAAGACGCATACCTTTGTACGAGTTTGGGGTGAAGGTATTGCCTTAGAGATTGCGGAAGAAATGATTGAAATAGCACGGAACATGGACACCGAAACTTTGATGGGCATTAAAGTAATCAAGAAACAATCTAACTAAGAAAGCAAGTGAGAAATGAACCAAAATATTTTTTGTAGCAAATGCCACAGAATACCTAGTCAATGTTGTTGTTCGTCAGCAAAAGAACTAACCGATGAGGAAATCCTAGACACAGCTAGAACAATGCCAACCATAGAAGGAGCAACCATGGAACAAGCTTATGTACTGTTTGCAAGAGCAATATTAAGAAAGGCACAAAAAAAATGCTGATAGGTTTTCAGAAAGAAGAATGGGAAAAAGCTTACGAAGATTGGGTAAATCTGTTAAAAGTAGCAAATGCAGAAGAAGAGATGCTTTCTGACCCAAAAGCAATATGGGATGAGGCGTGGCGACAAGTAACCTTTATCAGTTGGGCAATAGTCGAGGCTAAAGTCCCACCACAATACCGCCAAGATGTCCTAGACGCTCTTAAATTAAGGCTAATGAAATGATATTGCGTGAGTTAAAGCCAAGGCGTAACCGCACTCGTATAGCATCCCAAAGGCGTTCTAATCGATTTATGAGGGGTATATTCAATCGCTACCACTTTCATAAGGCTTTAATGAGTTACGGCAGGCGTAAATTAATCAGGTGGTGGCATAAAACAACACTAGGGAAAACACCTAGAAAATAGTTCTTGCACAAATGGATAATAAAGATTAAAGTTTATACATACCGTATCGGACGGTTTTTTAGGAGAAACAAATGACAACAGTGTTCGAAATTCGTTATTTAGCAAATACAAATGATGGTAAAGAGTGGACTTGGGCTAAGATTGATTACTCGCCATTTCTCGAAAAGGGCATTTCAATCGAGCAAGCAAAAGAAAGTTCAATGGATGCATTTGAAAAAAGTGAATTAAATTTTTTAGCATGGTAACCACCCAACAGGGTTTTTTAGGAGAAATAAAATGGAACTTAACATCAAACAATACAGTTGTTTTTTAATCAAATTTGGCAATGATGGTGAAATCGCTCAAAATTCTCGTGGTCAATTACAAAATTTGTTTGACCATTTGTACGGTCATGAAGATGAGGACAGCCTTGAGCGTTTACAAATAACCCCATGTCATTCTGATGGAAATCCTTGTTATGTAAACGATGACAATTCTTTAGTTTGGTTTAATTCTGATTTAGCATCAATTTAATCAATGGGGCACTAGCCCCTTTTTAGGAGAGTAAAATGAAGACTTATGCATTCGTAGCTTTAAATAAACATGGTTCATCTGAAATATTTTTAGGTGATTTTGCAAAGATGCCTACCCTAATTCAGGCTAACAAAGAACTCAAGACACGCAAGATTGTATCTAAAGTCATTGCGGTTCTAGAATCTTCTCGTGATGTAGAAATGCGCTATGAATCAATGGCTTGGTACTTAAAGCCTGTGCAGGAGGTGGTATAATGATATTAGGAAAAGATACAGGTTCTTTAGCGAACTACGTTTACGGTAATTCAGGAAGTCCTGAGCCGAAAGTTGGCATGGGATGTACACAGTTACTATGGTCAGACCGCAACGCTTGCACAATTATTGCAATTGATAGCAAGGGAATGCTAACCGTGACACAAGACACTACTAAACGAGTGGATAAGAACGGTATGT